TGAGAATTGTTTGCTTCTGTGGTCAGGCGTTTCAGTTCGTTTTCGGTTTCGATGATTTCACGCTGTAGAGCATCATACTGCTGCTGGGAAATTTCGCCGTTTGCAAGAGCCGTATTTGCCTGTTCTGCAGCGGTTTTCAGTACTTCCAGCTTTTCTTTGGTGGCAGATACCGCATCCGCCAGCAGCTTATGCTTCTGCGAGAGCAGTTCCGTGTTGGAAGGATCGAGTTTCAGCAGCTTCTGGACATCTTTCAGCTGTGTCTGCGTGCCTTTGATGTCTTTGTTGACACCTTCCAGTGCCTTGGACAGCTTGGTGGTATCGCCGCCGATTTCTACGGTGATGCCCTTGATTCTGTTTGCCATGCGGTTTCACCTCCTCCGTGAGGGTATGAAAAAAGCACCTGCCGGAGCAAGTGCTTAAAATTACCATTTTTTAGAAATGTCATTCATTAAAATTGATCTCTATAAAGGTATGATTTTCTATTATTTCCGATGATGATATAACCTGTCTTTGGCAATTAGCATATGAATAGCTATTATACAATAAAACTTCTTTCTCCGATAATTGCGTTATTAACGGATTTTTCTCCCTAAATAGTTGTTTATGACGCTCATATGCAACCTTTGGAACTTCTACTATAGAAATATCTATTTTTCCAGATAACAATTCTTGTAAAACTATATCATCTTGTTTCTCTACGATAATAACAGGTTTAAAGAACAAACATTTCTGAGGCGTAATAGGTAGAAATAAGTAACTTTTCTTATCATCTCCGATACCAACAACTGGTGAATCAGAGGTGATTATGGGCTTATCAGAATTATTAATGCCAAGACAAATATGTCCATACTCTTGCATTAAGAATTCCAAAACGATAGGAGTATTTTTGGTAGCTGATATAGTATTAATCAATTCTTGTGTAAATAAATAGTTTTCTAACTGTTTTGGAACAGTGCTGTATTTAGTCTTTAAAGCAGATAGTAATATTTCTTTTCCTTTAGGGGTTCTGAATAGTTGCACTGCAAGAAATCTGTATATTTCAAATCTTATCGCAAAATTTGTAGAGAAATCAATTCCAATATCATTTGAAGAAATAAATTCAAGAATGTTAGGATAAAAACCGTCTATTATCCCTAATAGTTTTTCATTTAATTTTGGATCGACCTCCACTGGTGGTTTAATTTCTAATCCGTCAAAAGATAGATCATACATATTGCGTTTGCTACAAATGTCATACGTTGATGAATAAAACATTTTTTTAGTGATTTTGTCATAGACACAGCATTTTTCATCTCTACAAATAAAAGGCGTTAAATAGCTTTGTGGAACAAAATGTTGTTTGGTATATTCTCCTATTGGAATCACCTCCTACAATGATATCGAGATATATTATAGCACATTTTGTTGGAAAAGTAAAGTATCAGAACGCATCAAAATCCGACTGTCCTGCAACCTCGTACCAGCCGTCATATTCGTCATTTTCCTTTTCCGTGAACATATCATTCACGACTCCGATCGTGAGCAGATCAAGCTCTGAGAGGGACAGCCCGATCTGCACACATCGGAGAAGGAAGAGGGGTGTTGTCATCGGGCGGTCAGTTTTGCGATGTTTTTTTTAGACTTGACCTGCGTTTCTACATTTAAGCCCCAGAGGTCGATCAGCTGCGGCAAGATCTCATAGATGCTGAACGTGTTAAACTGCTCCAGCCACTCGTCCGGTGATGCCGGAATGACTGCATCGGCGTGTTTTGCCATGATGTAGGCGATGTTCTCAAATACCTCAAGGCTTTCAATGTCCAGTGCAGAGGATTCCTCTGTATTTTCTCCCACAGACTTTTGCAGTGATGCAAAGTCCTGATAAATATCTCTGCGGAATTTCAGACGATACAATCTGGGAACTGCCGCACTCGCCTTAAAAGGCACTTCAATCCCATCAATGGTGATGTTCTTCTGAATTGCCATACTGCACCCTCCTTACGCTTTCACAGTGGTCTTGGAAGCCGTTCCGGCTGCCGGTGTGTATACGTTCTTGTACCAGCCATCATAAGTAGAAGCATCTGTGGATTCACAGGTCTTTGCCTTTACCAGACCGTTTGGCAGAGCCGAAGCTTTGATAGAAATGGTTTCTGTTTTTACTTCCTTGCTGTCCTCGGTAGTCTGTCCCTCTGTTGCTGGACGGGAGGCGGAACAGCAGTAAAGAACATGGCGAATCTTCCGCTTATCTCCGGTGAATTCAAACAGCAACGCAAACTGTGATACCTCATCATCATTTCGTTCCACCAAAACACCGTTGCTGTCCAGGATTTCTCCCAGAATATCCGTGGAGAAATCTGTAGGGATCAAGGCGATTTCCAAATCACCTTCATAGCCGGAATTGTTGGAAATTACGTAGTATACGATGTCGTCGGCATAAAAATTTTCGTTTTCGCCGTTTGCATCAATGGAAATGGAAACCGCACCCGGCAGACGCACCGGATCCACATAGACCGGTGTCAAATTGGCTCCGCTGGCATCGGTTACCCAGTCCTTGATTTTAGCGTAATGTACATTGGTCAAACCGAATTTGACTTTGTTCTTTTTGTTTGCCATAAATATACCAGCCTCCTAAAATCTAATGTCGGCATACCATTCGTTCTCGTGCAGCATCCTGCCTCGGACTCAGGCATCCGTTTCGTAAAGCACTTCATAGAGTTTTTCGGACTCTATCCAGACTTCTGATTTTGTGTAGTAAATCTCATGACGTTTCAGAACCTCTTCGATCTGATTTTCCAGTTCAGGATTCTTAACATCTGTGTAAAGTTCAATATCCAGCATCTTAAAGCTGAAATACATGGAATTATCCGCTGAGAATGTATTCTCTCCAGGAGATAAGAACAGCAGAAAAGGCGGTGCAGGGCTTTCTCCCTCGGCAAAATGATGGTAGGCGAAAGGCAGTCCCATTTCCTCCATCATTTCTGCGATTTGTTCGTAGGTCATGACAAAGCCCCCTCAATCAAATGCTCCAGCAACTGTACACCGTTTTCTTCCGCAGGAGCAATATGCGGTTTCCCAGATACCCGACCGCCGCCACGCTTGGCGTGTCCCTTTTCCAAAAGGTGTGCCAGTTGATACCTGTTTTTAGAATGTACTGTCATCTCCAAAGAATGACTGTTTTCGCCAGTCTTTTTCGTTGCCCAGCTTTTTGCATATTTTCCGGTGTCCTTCGGGGCATTGGCGGAGATTTCGTTTTTCACTTGTGTAGCGGATTTCCGGACAGCCTTTTTCATGGCAGTATCTGCAAGGTCTGCATACTCCTGCAAGCCCTGCATGATTTCCTCTGCAAGATTGTCAATACTGGTCATTTTGTCCTGCCTTTCTGGCTTCTGCAGTAAGTTTCAGATAATCCTTGTGCAGATAATCCGGTGTAACACTGGTGATGTTGTATGTGACATCTCGAAACAAGATTCGGCTGCCTGTTACAGACGGCATCCAGTTTCGACTTTGCCGAATGAGGAATTCTAGTGTCTGTGTCTCTTTGGTCACACCAGCGTCCGTATGCTCTGCAGAAGATTTCAAAGTGACCTTTGCCCAGCAGGAAAAGACCTCATCCCACACAGCAGTGTGATTGCCGATTTCATCGGTAGCAACACGATTCTCCAGAAAGGTGATTCGCTGATTCAAAGTTCCGATTTCCATTACATCACACCCTCTCTCTGTGCAAACAGCATGGCACGAAGCGTTAACGTCAGCTTGGAAAAGTCTGCAGTATTGCGGTTTTCATAGAGATAAGAAACCGTGTAAAGCATCGCTGTCCGTACCACATCTTCGTTTTCTGAAAAGCGTTCCTCATCCATTCTTCCTACATCCATTACCAGCTGTTTTGCAGTTGAAATAAGGGAGAGAAGCAATGTATCATCATCTTCAAAATCAATCCGCAGATATTGCTTGACTTCCTGTAAAGTTACCACCCACTCCAACCCCTTTCTCTGATTACGCTTTCTTGATGGTAAGTGTCTTGATCGCTTCCGGAAGAATCAACTTGCCATCCAAACGCTGCGAAGCAAGAAAACCAACCTGACCTGTCATAGCAAAGAGTTCATTCAGTCTCTTGAAGGAACGTCCCTGTCTGTCAGCCACCCAATAATAACTAAAGTCGCCGAATGCCATGCACTTGTTGCCAGCCTTGATTTCCGGCACATAGCTGGATGTCTTGTAAGGGCGATTGAGAATGGTATCCGGTACACCTGCCTGCACAGACGGATTCCAGATATAGTTACCTGTGTTGTCCTTTAACTTGCGAAGTGCCTTCACTGTGGAATCATTGAGCACCCACACTGCCTTTTTACGATACGGACTTCTCAGAGAATAGAAGAGTTCCATGACATCATCAAATGTAATGCTTGTACCTGTGGTGGAAGTGCCGTCTTCTGCACCGCCTGTTGCGTTGAAAATGCCGGTCGGTTTTCCCTTGCCGTCACCAACAAAGAATGCTTCTTCTTCCTTAGAACCGATTCTTCTTGCAAACTCCTTTGCAATGTATGACGGCAAATCAAATACAGAATCGTTAAGGAGTTCTTCGGAGATCTTGATCGCTGTTCCAAGCTTATATGCGGAAAGCGATGCCTGTCCGAACGTATCATCAGAGAGAGAATACTGCTGTTCCTCGTCCATCCAGACAGCCTCACCCTTGGAAGTCACAATCGGAATCTTGCGGTCGCCGTTGGAAGTTTTGATGACTGTTGCCATCTGTCGGAAAATGCTCTCTTCCTCTAATGCTTCCACCAGTTTTCGTTCGTGAGGTAGCAGTGTGCCGCCTTATCATCTTTCGATGACAGGTTTGCACAAAGCCCC